GTCTCGTGAAGGTAGTACCAATCGAGCATGCGTCGATAGGCCAGGTCTTCAAGATCGGAAAGGTGCTCAGTGTGGCTTTTGTAGTCGCCAATATTGAACTGGTAGTAGTGCATCGTTACCTCACATCATCGGTAGTCATCACGAAAGAATCAGCGGCAGGACGGTGATGAGACGTCTTTTCGGGAGCTACCCTAGCCGTGATTGCCACTCAATTTACCTCAGACCAGCAGGCCATTCAAGGATTTTCTGAAGCCAGGGCCGAACTTCTTGTCCAGCACCGGCCGCCATTTGTGCGCCACGCCATTGCGCGTCCAAGCCTCTACAGCCTGGCCACTGGTGGCTCCCAAGGCCTGCGCCACTGCCTTGTAGGAGCCGAGGCTCTCACGGGCAAAGGCCAGCACCTGTGCGAAATATTGGTCGTCTTTCTTCATGCCTAAAACTTTACCACGATTTTGCATGATTCGTGCAAAAATATTTTTTGCCACTTGCACAAAATCCTCTTGCACTATGCTATGATTCGTTTCACCAACAACCAACCACGAAAGGCGAACACGATGGATTACCTTCACCCAGTCATGCAAGAGGCCCTGCGCGGCTTCGCACCACCACCACAAGAAGACCTGGAAAACGACCAGGATCGTTTTGAGCACGAAGTTCAATCCCAACAGGAGACACAGCAATGAAAGAGATCGCAGCAGCATTGGTCAAGGCCCAGCGAGCATTCGGGCCTGCGCTCAAGACCAGCTCAAACCCACACTTCAAGAGCCGCTACGCCGACCTGGCCGCCTGCGTCGAGGCTGTCATGGATGGCCTGAACGCCAACGGCATCGCCCTGGTGCAGCAAACCCACGAATGCGAATCAGGCGTGATCGTCGAGACGGTCTTTGTCCACGAATCCGGGGAAACATTCTCGGCTGGCAAGCTGCACGTGCCTGCGGTCAAACACGACGCTCAGGGCTACGGCAGCGCCCTGACCTACGCACGCCGCTACAGCCTGATGGCCGCATGCGGTATCGCGCCAGAGGATGACGACGGCAACGCAGCCAGCAAGCGCACGCCAGCGCCTGTGCCGGGTTATGGCGAGTACGAAGCCGAGACCCTGCCAGCCATGCGCGACGCCGCCATGCAGGGCAGTGAGGCGCTGGCCGCAGCCTTCCAGGCATTGCCCAAGTCGGCGCACAAGGCCGCGTTCTGGCAAGCCCAAGGCCCAGCCCTCAAGAAGGCCGCCAAGACCGCAGACGGAGGTGCAGCATGATTGAGCAAGGCACACCTGAGTGGTTCGCCCAGCGCCTAGGCAAGGTCACCGCCAGCCGGGTGGCGGACATCATCGCCAAGACCCAAAGCGGAGCAGCAGCCAGCCGCAAAAACTACCTCGCCCAGCTGGTGGCCGAGCGCCTGACTGGTCAAGCTGCCGACAGCTTCAAAAGCGGGGCCATGCAGCACGGCACCGAGACGGAGCCCATGGCACGGATGGCCTACGAGACTGAGACTGGCCAGATGGTCACCGAGGTGGCCATGATCCAGCATCCCAAGATCGAGATGGCAGGGGCATCGCCTGACGGCTTGGTTGGCGAGGATGGCTTGGTCGAGATCAAGTGCCCGAACACCAGCACGCATATTGCCACGCTGATGGCCGACAAAGCGCCCAGCGGATACATGGCCCAGATGCAGTGGCAAATGGCCTGCACGGGCCGCGCCTGGTGCGACTTCGTGAGCTTTGACCCACGCATGCCCGACGACATGCAGCTGTTCATCAAGCGGGTGCCACGGGACGAAGCCCTCATTGCCGAGTATGAGGCCGAGGTGGTCAAGTTCTTGGCCGAGGTGCAGGAGACGGTCGACAAGCTGATCCATCTTCGGAGGGGCTTATGAATAAGCACACACCGGGGCCATGGGTTCTAGACTCAGGGGTATCCAGCAATGTGGTGTTGATTGACTCTAATGCCACCAACGGAGCAGTCGGTGAAATTGTTGACTGCAGAAACCACTCAGACGCCATCCTGATCGCTGCAGCACCTGATTTGCTGGAGGCGTTGAAAGTAGCGCGGCACATGATTGTTGAAGATGGAACACCGATTGGATGGTCAGTCAGCCGGATTGACGAAGTCATTGCCAAAGCAATCGGAGAAAAGCCATGAACGGGCGCGACTTGCGCGACGCTGGCCTGGCACTGGTTGCACGGGGCCGCGAGGACTGGCTGGCTTATGCAAGGTCAGTGGCTATCGAGGTGGCCGAGGCCACTGGTCAAGTCACCATCAACGAGGTCAGGGAGCGTGTGGAGCTGCCTGCCGACTATCACCCCAACACCTGGGGTGCGGTTTTTAAGGGTGACGCCTTCGAGCCGATTGGATACTGTCAAGCAACCCATGCATCGGCACATGCTCGTGTCGTTCGCATTTACAAACTCAAGGAGAGCACGGTATGAAAGCAAACGGACTGGCACGCATCGGCAAAGACGCCGAGGTGCGATACACACCAGGCGGGGCAGCGGTGGCCAACGTCTCGCTGGCGTTCACCTACGGAAAGAAAGGCGACGACGGCAAGCGTCCAACGCAGTGGGTCGACGCCTCGCTGTGGGGCCAGCGTGTGGAATCGCTCGCGCCGTACCTGACCAAAGGCAAGCAGATCGTGGCCTACCTTGAGGACGTGCACATCCAGACCTACACAAAAGGCGATGGCACGCAGGCCAGCAAGATGGCTGCACGCATCGCAGACCTGGAATTTGTGGCCGGTGCTGAGCAGGCAGAGCCAAGGCAGGCCGCACCACAGCGCCAGCAAGAACGCCAACCAGCACCACAGTCGCAAGGCTCAGGCTTTGACGACATGGAGGATGATATCCCTTTTAATTAAAACGGGACTATAATGGGCAGCACCATTCGCACGCAGGAGCTGCCATGTCTCGTTTCAAAGAGTGTTTCAAGTGCAATGCCATCAAGCCAATCGAAGAGTTCTACAAACACTCCAAGATGGCTGATGGCCACCTCAACAAATGCAAGGAGTGCTGCAAGCATGACGTCAAAAACCATCGGGAAAAAAATCTCGACAGGATTCGTGCGTATGACCGAGCCAGAGCGAAAACAGACAGTCGCATCAAGCTCAATATTGAAGTCACACGCGCATGGCGTCAGCAGGACAAACGCAGGCACGCAGCGCACTCAGCCGTGGCCAGGGCCATCAAAAATGGAGCACTGGTTCGGCAGCCGTGTGAGTCTTGCAGCAATCCAAAGTCGGTCGCTCATCACGACGACTATGACAAGCCGCTGGATGTGAGATGGCTTTGCCAAGCATGTCACACACAGCACCATAAACGCATCGCAAAACTACTGGAGCAACCATGAGCACACGCATCTACCTGGTCACCGACGTGGAGACCAACAAACACCGCCTGATTCGCGCAGGCAACCAGGCCCAGGCCATCCGGCACGCAGCGCAGACGCGCTTCGACATCGAGGTGGCTGGCCAAGATGATTTGGTGAGCCTGCTGACCAGTGGCATCCCGGTCGAGTTGGCCGGTGGGCCTGCGACTGCAGATATGTTCGAGGAGGCCAAAGTATGACCACAAAGAACAAAACCCAATATGTGACTGTCCGCCTGCCGGACGAGATCATGGCCAAGCTCAAGGCCGAGGCCGAACGCAACACGCGCAGCCTGTCCGCCCAGGTGCTGCACTACATCCGGCTGGAGCTGGACAAGGTGAAAGCATGAAGCGCGGATGGCAGTTTGATGTGGAGTGGTTCACGCACCGCTGGCCGCTGTTTGTGTTTGGCATTCACCAAGGACAGTTCTGCCTGTGCCTTTGGGTGGTCGATGTGACCATCTGGAGATACTGATGGACAAACGGCACATGCTGATGGCATACCTCAAGCCATCGAAAATGCACCTGGCCGTCTGCAAGGCCGCTGGCTGCGGGTGCCGTCCCGCGCTGGCGGTCTTTTTCGACCGAGTGGAAAAAACATTCAGCATTTTGGAGTTCAAGCCATGACCTACGCATCCGAACAAGACACCGAAGAACTGCTCCGCATTGGAAAGATGCCAAAGC